CTTGAGCCTCCGCCCGTAGTCTTACCCATTATTGCAGCAGTAAATGCGCCAATCCATAAAGCATAGCCCATTGTAATTCTTGCGTTTGCTTCAGCAGCAGCTTCAGGGTTTATGTAATCACCGTCTCTATTCTTTTTAAGCATTTGCTTCATTTGAAACTGATATTTTCCAAACACGGGTAAATGTTGAAAGTTCCATCTAATTAAGTTTGAAGGTGTATTGATAAAGTGTAAGCCCATTGCACGTGTCCATCTATGCTTGTTTGTAAAGTCAAGAACAGCTCCTGTTACTCGGCCTTCAGTTGCGCCTTCAAAAGTTCCGTCAGCTCTTTGTGCTTGGGAAGTTGCAGGCTGTGTGTAAGTTGCCTCTCTTGCATAATGTAATGGGTCGTTGATTTCTAATTTGTCAGCATCTCTTAGTACGTCTCCTCTGACAGCACCTTTACTGCCTTGAACTGTAGACTTAGCTTGACCAAACTCATCCATATACTCTTTCATGTATTTTGCTGAAAGTTCATTAAATTTCTGAATGTCTTTTGCACCTCTAGCAGTTGTGAAATTATCTAACCTTGTAAAGACTTCAGGGTTCTCTCTTGCAATTCGTGAATTGACTTGCGCCGCAGCCCTTGCTTTAAAAGTCATAGATTTCATAAATTCATCACCTGCAGACAATACTCTTAATGGCGCAGTAATTAATTTAATCGGAGCTTTTGCTACGAAACGAACACCTCTACCAACAGCATTACTCGGCGTTAATAGTTCTACCATTTTGTTTAGGTAGTTTTCTAATTGTCCCTGTCTAATGTTGCTGTCATATTTAAGAGCCCGACTATCTAATATTGGTCTACCTGCTCTAAAACTTTTATAAGCTGCTCGGATAGCTTCTAGGGTGTAGACGTATTGAAAGACATACGTATCAATTGCTTCACCTGCTATTTCACGTGCACGTGCTTTATTAGTAGGTGTCATATACGCCGCCCTTGTCAACATAACCAATGGTTTCCATTGTGTTTGCATAAGACCAGAAGCGATGTTTAAGATGTGTGTATCAGGACTAGAAAGTAAGTTGTTGTTTACATACTCTGCTGCTAAATCCCACTTACCAACTTTTTCCGCATTTTGTAATGCTAAGATTATGTGGTTGTCATCGTGTAATTTTGCTACAGCTCGCATATACTCTTCAGGATTACCCTCAAGCTTTCTTGCCATAACAATATCTTCAGGATTAACTAAAAGTTGTACTGCTTTATCTGCATCAACAGCTTGTCTTTGTGAGGCAAGAGCCGTAGCTAAAGTTGACTGAGCATTCTTTTGTATAAATAAAAGTTGAGAAATCATTTCTCTTCTAGCTAAAAATTCTTTTGTTATAGATTGCTTGTCATAATAATTAATATTGATGTCTTCTGCTTCCCTTGCAAGCTTGACCATATCGTCTGACTCTTTTTTAATTAGTTGGCGCATTGCTAACATCTCTGCAGCAATTTTAGAGTTTCCAAACTTTTGTATATTTTTAACTAACTCTGTAGGATTTAATCCAACTAAAACTGCCTCTTCTCTTATTTGTTGGAAGTTCTTCATCTCAATATCAGCATCCATCTTTTCAGATAATTCTCGAGCTAAAACTTTTATCATTTGTACAGGTGTATGGTCTTTGTCTCCTTCCATCCATCTGTTGTAATTAAATTTTTCTTTTGGGGGTTTACCGCCCGGCTCTTGCGCTGTCTCTCTTAATTGTTTTATGTAGTCTTCTGAACTCTTAGGCTCAATTTTGTTATACTCTTTTATGTTTGCAATCTCTTCTGCAGATTTATCCTGATAACGTTCACCTTTAACTTTTGGTTCAGTTAAATCATTAAATAATCTGCCTCCCTGTAATTCATCAAATCCGTAGTTATGTATGTCCTGTAAGTTTTTTATACCTGTCTTACGGTTACTTCTCATTTTCAATTTAAAACTACCTGCAGAAAATGCTCCTCCAAATACTGTTCCAAAACCTGTTCCAAACGCAGTAGAAATACCAAGTCTTCCAAAGTCAAAGTTTTCTTGTACGCCTGTTTTTATGGCTGTGTGTTGTAAGATTGTGTCTGAAACACCTGCAACACCTCCCGATATTAACCCTTCATATATTCCCCCTTTTAAAACAGCCGGGGCAAAAGCCTTACGAGTTGCATCTGCAGTTGCTTGTTTAATTACACCTTCATTGATTTTGCCTGCTATCTTTCCTTTTAATTGTTTTTTCATTTCAATTGTAAAAGCGTTCTTAGCAGCAGTACCACCCACTCCAAAACCAACAACATTTACAGGGTCTAAAAGCAATGCTCCTCCAAAGTCTAACAGCCAATCGCCAAAATCTCTGTTGGGGTCATTCCAAAAGTTAGGTAAGTTTTGATAGACATTATTAATTTTTGCAAGCTGCTGTAATCTTAACGGGTCGTCTTGACCCATAACATCTGCTAAATCACTACCCATACCTACTGTATTGTTATTACGCCAAGTTCTATCGTGATAAAAATATTCTAAAATATCTGCGTCACTAGCACCTTTGATTTGGTAAGTGCCTCTTGTAGTAAACTCACTATCGCCATCTCTCCACTCGTAATAATCTCTTAACGTATTAATGAAATCTTTAGTTGTAAGTGTGTCTAATGCGTTTTCCTGATACAGGGCTTGGTTTGCTTTACCTATAGTGCCTGAATAATTGACACCAATATTTCTCTCAAAGCTTTCTTCAGCCCCTAATGTAAAGTCTACCATTATTGATTTCTAAAGTATTGACCCATAGCATTGTAAAGTTGGTCGTAACTTACATTCATTGCTTCTGCCAAATCATTAAGTTGCATATCGGACATTGCAGTAAAGAATTGCTCTAAGTTGTTTTGTAGGTAAGCAGGTATCTGGTCAATTACTGCTTGTGCTAATTGTGGATACACTACTTCACTTAAAATTTGATTTCTTGCATTTTGAGTTTCCTCGTCACTTGCTAGATTAACGTCTCCAAGGTTAGAGCCTATTAAGCTTTCTACATCAAATTGATTTACGGCTTGAGACGCTTGTTCAATTATTGTTTGTATATCAGTTTGGTTTTGAGATAACTCTGTATTCATTTCTGAGACTGTTGCGTACGGCGAGAATGCAGGGTCTACGACTGAATCGCTTACGAACATTTGAGTTACGTAATCACCTAAGCTTTGCATAAATTGTCTGCGCTCTTCAAAGGTACGGTCTCCTGTTGCTTCAAACTCAAGAATACTTGACTCAAGATAAAACGTAGAATTTCTTGCAGCTTCAAAATAGTTTTCACTAAGTATTCCACTTTTAGTAAATGACTTCTTGACTGAACTATTAATCATATCAATGCCGTCCTTGTATGTGACATTAGAAGTGTAAATAGGTTGAGTGCCTGTTTGCATTCTTCTGTGTGAGTCTCCCCACACGTTTAATGCTTGCGATAGTAATTCTCTTGGGAACTCACCTCTCTCAAAGTCACGTAACATTAAACTTATGTCATCGTTATAATTACCTTCAGCAATATTAATTAAGAAAGCTGACTTAGCTCCTTCAGGTGCAATAGCCTGTCTGTTTAAATCATTTAACCTATCGAATGTTGTAATAGATGCAGGGTCAAGACGCATTATTTTTTGGCGTACTTTTGACATTGCAACATCATCGTTAATATCTGTATCAACAAACGCTTCTACAAATAGGTCTTTAATATTTTCTTTGTCTTGCCAATCTTGCCTTTGCATCATTCTTGTTTCAAATCTGTATCTTTCAGAACTAATAGAGTTTACTAGCTGTCCAACATCTTCTCTTTTTGTACTTAGCAAAGAACCGAGTGGCGTACCTTTTTTACCCATACCTCTGTCCATTGATAAAATTTGCATAGCTTTATCGAAGTGCTCTAAAGATGTTGCGTTTTGAACTAAAAACTTTGCGTGTTGTAGAGCGACATTATTCATCTCATCAGTAGTTAAAAAGAAGTTTTCTTGACCACCTGTGCTTGGAAGCTTTGATGCGAAAGAACTCATAACAGCCCAGTATTCATTCATATCGGTAACTGTATTATCAAGAAAATTAATTACGTTGCTGTGTTTTTTCTCTGTAGCTTTTACTGCTCTCATATCAGCATCTGCCATATATTCCTGTGATGACCACTTATTAAAAGCTACACCAAAACCATTTTTGTAAGATGAACTTTTAGACGCTATATCTGGAAGGTATTGGCTGTAAAATTCTTGTAGAGTTTGTTTCTCATAGTCGTAGTTACCATAGTTTTCTCTTATATTTTTGATAACTTCACCAGCTTGGAAACGCCCAACGTTACCATCTACAACTGAGGTAGCCCACTTGTTAGAAAGTATTGGGTCTTCACCTTTTAAGATGTAAGCATTTAATTCTTCTGGTGACATTGTACTTTTTAGATACTCAAGTTGCTCTTCTGCTTTCTTTACTTGCTCATCCTTATAAGCACCTAAAGCTCTAGGAGCTGCATCTGAAAGTGTGTTTAATGATTTTGCTAATTGTGTAAGCTCATTTTCTCTCCCGGGATTTACTCTTCCAGCAAAACTAGAGCCCATATATTTATTAGTAACCTGTGATTTGTATGCCATTATGATGTGATTGTCTTTCCTGTTGCGTAACCTTCCATTCCTGCTGAAGCAGTTCTTAGTAATAAGTCACCTGTAGTTGGTGTATAGACTGGAGCGATGTTGTTATAAATTCTTTGGAGGTTTGCGTATGCGTCTCCTCTTTGATTGTTAAGAGTAATCATGTCTTTTTCAAAACCGAAAGCAATGTCGTTATATTCTTGGTCAAAGACTACTCCTATATCTTGAGCAACTCTTATATCGTTACCAAAGCCGGCATTTTGAGCTGCAGCTAAATCTGCTTTTGCTTTCATCTTAGCTCTCATTTCTTCTCTACCTTTTTCTCTTGCAGACAGTCCTCTTTCAGTTTCTATTTTTGATAAATCAGTAAGATATGCTTGGTCAGCGTTTTGTTTAGTTTTGTAATCAGCATAAGCTTGATTAGAGGCCTGTTGTCTATCGGCTTGCCATCCTGCAACTGCAGAGCCAACTTTGAGACCAGCTACTGCTAATTCAACTGAGCACATTATTTTATCTCCTTCATCATTAATAAAAACGGTATTTTACCGTGACCGTATTCTTCAAATTCTTCTTTAGGTTCAAAACCTAAAAACTGTAACCATTTAAGTGAGACCCAATTCCTCTTATCAACAAAGTTGTAGAGGTAATTGTAACCTTCACCCATTTTTGCGACCCAATAAGGGCATTCTTTTAAAAATTGTTTTCTATGTTCTAGTAATAATTCACTTTGTAATAACCAAGCGCATCCATATTCTGGGTCAACACTAGGTACGCATCCAAACATTCCGACTACGCCTTGGTCGCCAGTTCCCATAATAGAAAAATTCATAGCTCCCTTTATTGTAAAAGGTGTCACTAACGCTTCTAGTGCCCCAACACCATCTGAAGCCATTATTTCTTGTCTGTCTGCCTTACGCATAATCTTTGCTAAAACTAAAGCGTCTTTCAGTTCGGCATCACGAACGTATGCTACTTCCATTAAATACGTCTTGACCTTCTGTGATAGAACCCTTCAACTTCAGCTTGCGTAATGTGTACAGGTAAGTGACTGTCATTAACAATTGACACATCAACATCTGTATTACGTGCTGCTATAGGTACTCGCAGTTGGCCAGAGACTATTGGCGGAGCATCTATAACTGATTGACTGTCCCCAATAACGTATCCTGTCATTTCCGTTGTGTTTGTAGTTCTGTTTTTAGGTGTAACGTTTACCTTAAAAAATCCTGAGTCATTAAAATCAAAAGTAATTGTTCTGATTTGATAGCGCCCTGAGCTAATAGCTAATCGTCCTCTACCTGTATCTTCTCTCACGTACTGAGGAGATAACTCATAGGTAGACGTAAACGGTACGCCTATAAATAAATTAGTAGCGTTTGCATCAATAGTGTAAGTAGACCCTGTTGTATTAGTAGCGGTATAGTTTACTCCTGTCGTTGCATTAACAGCAATCAATCCTGTCTTAGCTCCATACGGCGAAGTGAATGTAGTTTTGCCTGTTGCTGCATCATACGTGCCTGTAACACTTGCCTTCAAATCTAAATAAATTTTAAATGATAGACTTGTTTCTTTTAAATTTTGTAAATCAATTCTAAATAATTTTGTAGTAGTGCCTTCTGCAGCTAACACATATAGGAATGACTCAAAGCTTACCGCTCCTAATAGTTTAGCTCCATTAAATATCCATTTTGACCAAGCTGTTTGTACTTTCTCTCCTTTGTCAAAGAAGTATTTATAAACATAAATAGTGTCAGCCTCTGCTGGCGCAACATTAGTACCTGTAGAATAAGGGGCAGTCTGCGCATCATTATCATCGTGACATAAAACAAATAATGTATCTTCAATATTGTTACTAATAATTTGAAAAGCATTCTTTGGTATCAACGTCTGTACAGCAACTGTAATATCTATACCGTCATTTGTTAGTGTATCATCATCTGAATAGTATTCTCTTATAGCTGTATTGTTATTACGTGGTTGTGCGAAGTATGCAAAACGACCTGCAGCAACTGGCTGAACTTGGTCATCGTGTTCAAACGTAGAGACTGCATTCAAGATAGCAGTTGTAGGTGTAATTGTATCTCCAGCAGTATCTAACTTAAATTGTTGTGTATCAGAAAATAGTAAAAGCGTTTCATTAAAGGCAACTGAGTTTTTAAGTGTGTTTACCTGAGTTCCTGAAGCTGCAATATCAATCGGGTCTGTATCTAATACTTGAGTTACTGTAGTTCCGTAAAAGTTAAAGAAGCCTCCATTCTCTGTGAAAATTAAATTCTCACCAGACAAAAGGCCTAATCTATTTTTATAAAAAGTTAAATTCTGTATTGCTTGACCTACAAAAGACGGGTCAGGGTTTGTAGTTATACTTCCACATATACGTTCGTTAAATGTTAGTTGCTTAAATGTAAACGTACCGTTGTTATTGTTTACTAATGCGTGTGGCATTTTAGTATTATCTAGTCCTAAAGATGTTCCCGGGGCAATAGTTTCTGACCAAACACCGTTACCTTGGAAAGCTACGAAGTAGTCAGTAAGAGTGTCTCCTTCATCTCCTGTAACTTTTATCTTAACATTAGTTTTTCCGTAATATGGTAGACGACTAAAATCTTGTATTTCATCTCTAACAACGTACATAGCCAAGTTACCCTGACCATCAGCACTCTCAACAGTATAACCAGCATTACCATCTGTTGGTTTACCGTAAATAACTGAGTCATAACTTTCAAAAGTAAAATGAGATGTAATACCTGAATAGTTAGAAAGGCCTTGAGTAGTTGATAAAACTGCTCCACTTGTAGCGTTAATAGTTTTAAATCCTATTTGTGATGCACCTGAGTTCCAATGTGTACTAGAAGTACCATTTAATAATATATCTTTAATTTTGTTGGTATCACGAAACGTACTGTCAGTTGTTGCATCATTACCTGAAGGCATTTGGAAGATAACTGCAATCGGATTTGACATACTAGGATGATTAACTGTTACCTTGTACTCAATACCGTATTGTGATTTTGCAACATTAATCAAAAACTCCTCTACTTTTGCAGGGCTAGATGATGCACTAGCAGTTGGAATGATTGATTTGTTTGCAATGAATGTAAAGTCAGCAACACTCACGCAATTAAAATCTTCACGTGGGTTTGTTGATGTTAAGTAAGATGTTCCATTTGGAAAGCTGACAGGATACGAAGTACCATCTAATCCAAAAACTTTTACGCCTCCATTGTAAAACGTAACAATAAATCTTGATGCAGCATCTCTGTTTATATTCCAGAACTTTATAGTGTTAGGATAAACATTGCCACTATCTACAGTAGCAACAAATTCTAGCGGTGGTCTTTTTGTTAGACCCTCCACAATATTGTTTTGATAATTAATTTGGTCAGTACCTTGATTGATACCTCTTTGCGTTGGAGTTTGCTCACTTAGACCATTTAAAAAGTTTGGTATAGTTTGTGAAACTACAGGCATTAGTAAGTCCTTCTAGGTGTTCTATTAATAATCGAATATGTGTTTGCATCTCCCTCTAAGATATTTACATCTGCTGAACGACTATCTGCTTGTTGAAACGCTATGTAAGCCTCTTGCTCATCTTGCGCTGCAAGGGATGTAAGCTCACCATCTCCAATAACTCTAGCTGCGTAACGTCTTGAAGCTTTCGCTGTAATATAGCGTCTTGCATATTCTGGGAGGTGTTCAAATTGTTGTACCAATACAACATCAACTGTTGGAGCTTTTGTGAAAACATCGGTGTGGTTATCTAAGTCATACAAGAAGCCAGCTCTCATTACATAGTTAGAACTACGAAATGAACTTGAGGCATCTGCTTGTACGCAGTTAGCAGGTAATGGTATTTTACCTGTATCATCAATAGTGACTACATAGTTGTAATGTGTATTGAAGTTCCAGCCCATTGCTTGAATAGACATTGATGTTTCATCTAAAAGGTTTTTAGCGATAGATACATCTGTAGTTGTGTCACCAGCTAGTGTGTTCACAGGAGCTTCTCCTATGACACTCAGCATAATGTTTACAGCTTGTAACTCTTCTGTGGGTGTGATTTGTGTTGCCATAATATATAAAAAAGAGAGGGAGAAATTAATCTCCCCCTCTATTAGGATTAAGCTTCCTTAATTCCTACTGCACTTTCTGGGCGAAGTACGCCATGTCCCATAGCGTATTTAGCTACCATTAAAGTACCTTGTCTTCTTATGTCGTATTCAGACTCGACTGCTAAATCCATTAGTTTAACAGTACCTGCTGCTGAAGGGTGAGTTACAAGAGCGACATAGTTAGAAAGGTTTACAGCTTGAGGGTTTGAACCACCCTGAGTTGCAGAACCTTGGTCTACTCCTGAGTTCACGTTAGAAGAAACAAAGTGAGGCGTAGGTATTAATTCAATACCTGCTACTTTGATTACTTTTCCGTCAGCGATTGAGCCTTGTCCGCTAAAGTCAACGTTCACTACGTTAGTGCCGTTAGCTAACTTGTAATACTCTTCAGTTCTAAGGAAACATTTTCTGCCTTCCTTTGGAACGTAGTTATCATCAAGTGCTTTAGCAGCGTCAAAGATTGCATCAATCATTGCGTTTGCAGCAGTAGCATCTGTAGCACTAGCGATATTACTATCAGTTAGTGTTGTTCCTGCTCCATATCCTGAATCAGATACGTTTGCAGAAGCTAGAGATGCTTGTCCAATAGTTTGTAAGATGTGCTTATCTTTTTGGAAAGCCAAAGCTCTTCCAATCTCTTGCGAGTATGCACTTCTCACATCCCAATGGTTTTTTGCTTCTTCAATATTCGATAAGAATACAGAAGAAACTAGAAGGTCATTAACAGTAATGACTTTCTCGTTGTGGTTTACGTCTGAGCCTGTGATTTCTGCGCCCGGCGTATGATAAGCAGCAGCCACTCTTCCCATTACTGGGAATGTAGCAGACTTACCATTAGAGATTGTTCTCACAGTCTCTGCACCTGCTGTTACTGAAGCTCTTTCAAAAGAAGTCAAAACTTCTCCTGCGAATACTTTCAGAAACAATGCGTCTTCCGAACCACCGGCGTTAACTCTTCCCACACTTACTGGGCTTGCGTTTGCCATTTTTATTCTCCTTGGTTGGATTGTTGTTTAAAGAAAGCCTCCACATAAGTTCAGCTCATAATCAAGATTGTCCTCCTCAGAGGGTCAAGCATTTGCTTGGTTATGTTTTAGCAGTTGCCACCTATAAAGGTTGCACAACTATAAAATATATTTTAAAACAATTAGGCGTTCGCCCCTTTAGCTCAATTGGTAGAGCAAAGCATTTGTAATGCTTAGGTTTGCGGTTCGAGTCCGTAAAGGGGCACGTTTAATTTATTTTTTCGGAAAACCTTTTTTCATATTTGCATAGGCCTTCTTACTTATAGTCGACTTTGACTTAGAACGTGATGTTCCAGCCTTACGTCTAGCGTTTATGTTTGCATATAATCCACGTTTAGCCATAACTTCTCCTTATAAATTTGAGTTTTGAATTTTACGTTTCACATCATCCTGATAGGCGATGTCTTTTTGGTAACGAGCATCAGCCATTGCTTCTGTAACTTCAGCCCAAGAACGGAAACCGCCCTCAGTTGACGGACTAGCTTTACCTTTAGTAAGTGTAGGCTCTATTCCATTAGCACTTTCGTAACGTGCCTTTAGTCCTACTACTGCAAGCTTAATAGCTTCAACATCTGTATTGTTTACTGCATTGTTGTAAGCATTTTTTTCACTTTCAGATAAATTATTAGAAGCCCATTCCATCATTTCTCCATAGGAATCTTCTCCTCCAGCAACGCCTTTAACATCACTAACTAAATTTTCACGCATAGCTAGTTGGCCTGCTATAAATTGGTCAACGTATTCTTTAGGGATACCTGCTTTGTCTAATGCTTCATAACTTTCAGCTTTTAATTCACCAGAGTTATCAAACTCAGCTTGTAGGTCTTGCACATTAAGGCCAGCACTTTCAGCAGCCTTGTTTGCAATTTCTAAATCTTCTGTTTTAGGTTCTTCTTGTTTTGGTTGAGGAGTTTCTTCAGGTTTACTCTCTCCTAATTTTTTCTCTAACTCAGAGTAAGACTTTGCTAAGTCTTCTACTGAATTAAATTTCTCAGGCAAGCCTTCTGGCTTACTTGTTTCAACAGATTGCTCTACTGGCTTTTCTGCTGTTGTTTCGTCTTGTTTAATTTCCACTTGGTCTACCATTATTCATCATTCCTTTGGTTATATTATTAGCAATGCCCGGAACTGATTTAGCTGCGCCGTCTACGGCCGCACCCATCATTTGCTCCTGCATCATCTGTTCTTGTTGAGCCATCTGTTCAGCTTGTATTTCCTCTGGTGATTTAATCAGTCCATCTGTTTCAATTCCTAATCCTGTAGCAATTCGTTTTATCAAATCACTTGGGTTAAGAGTTTGCATGATGGCTGGGTTCACCGAGGCTAAGTTTACAAACTCAGCAATGAACTCTCTTAATTTCTGTAAGTCATTGCCACGACCTAAAGCTTCTATGCCTGTTATAATCGTTGGCTTTACAGACCCCTTTGGTAAAGCAGGTATCTCTTTTGTTTGAGACATCCGCTTCATCAATAGTTTTACTAATGGCAATTGAAACTCCATAGACAACAGGGAATATATTCCTCCCATTGATGTCTCTAGCTGTTCAGCCATGTATCTAATTTCTTGCGCAGTAACTCTCTCTGCATCACGTTGTATTGCGGTATGTAGTAGAAATGCAAAAGACATTCTTTCTTCTAATGCTCTAATACTTTCCTGTACTACTCGTAAATCATATTGCTTATCAGTTTGTAATACCGATACATCGTCACGTGAGCCCGTAATAATGTCACCATTACGAGTTAGTGCTAAATCTCTTTTCTTAGTTACAGAGTTTGGTCTTATCATAAAGACAACTTTGCTTGATGCTGCCGCACTCTCTACTAATGCCTGTGATAAACCTTCTAATGATTTTAAATCACCTAAGAATTCTTCTACATATCCTCTACCATAGTCTTCACCATCAACACGTACCATTCGTAAACATTGATATGGCAAAGCATCTTCAGCATACGTACCTATACTTGTAGGAATTTTAATACCTTTTACTTCTTGGCAAGTATAAAACTTACCGTTATCCAGTTTATAGATGTGTGTGTAGAGTTCGCACTCTTCATCTTCTTTATAATCAGCATCACTTATAACTTGCTCTCTTATATCTGCATCAAGACTTAATGGTGTTATACTTTCCCTAATTACTATTTCTAATAATGAACCTTCACTATCACGTGTGCATACAAATTGTGTTAATGGAAATACTTTCATGTATCCATCTTTAGGAAGATACGTAAGTACATTACCGCCTACAATAAGATGCTTGATAGCTTCAAACGCAGAAACACGTAAAGCTAACTGCTCAATTTTACCTTGAACTTCTTTTTCAATTCGCTGTAAAGATTTCTCAACTTCAGCTCCCATTTCTCTTTGCTCACCTAATTGCTCTTTAGCTTTACCGCTTACGCTTAATCTAAAAAATGGTGAATTGGGGGGAAGTAATAATAATAAAAGCTTGGATGCAAGGTTGTTTACTCCTCTAGCTCCTACAGATTGAAAGGGGGTGTATAAATCAGAAGTATGACTGAAACCATCTTCTGGTATTAAGGCAGGAATAGTAAGCTCAGAACATTCTCTGGCTCTATCTAAATATTGTTCTCTTTTCTCTTTAAGTTTTTCGTATCGTTCTTTAGCGGTATGTTGTTTAGTTGTATTTTGCTCATCCATTAAGTAACGTAAAGTTGTGATTTACCTTTTTTGTTAGCGAGAGCTTGGAGTTTTTCTTCATCATATCCGGGTTTGCTTCCTAAAAATTCTTTTTGGCCTTCATTAGCTAAGGCAACTTTTGTAGGTTCAAAGCCTCCTATAACTCCTAATTTAGTATCGCCACCATCACCCATACTTAATCCTGTTCCGGCACTTCCTACTCCAAAGTTAGAGCCTGCAAAGCTTCCGCCGCCTCCCATGCCGCCACCGCCGAAGCCTCCGCCTCCGCCGCCTCCCATACACATTACGCTACGTTAATCCCGCTTGATGTAGCTGGTATGTTAAGACCAGACGATAAGGTTGTATTAAGTTGTGACGTACCTTTTTTTCGTTTGAATTTTTTCTTTGCTGCTTCATCCATTGCATCCTCAGCTATTTGTAATTCTGGCGCAAGTGTGTCTCCTATTGGAGATGCGTTGACTACTGGCATCGGTGGTTCTGGAGTTGGCTCTGGGGCTGGTGGATTACTTCCTCCTAAACACATATTCTATTCTCCTTAAGTTATATTTAATCCTGTTGAGGATTGGTTTAATTTATTTGAACGTTTACCTTTGTCGCCTCCGCCTGCCATGGAACTTGCCATCTGTTCAGCTTTAGCCTGATTTTGAGCATCTATCTCTTCCTGTGGTTTAGGGTCATAGATGTTACCATTGTAATAAATGTCATTAGGATTAGGACGTTTGTAAACCTGCGGCTTGCTTGCACGCATTCCTCCTATACACATTATAAAATTGCCTCCTTATCAGCACGTTCTTTTAGGTAATTTAAGAATCTCACTACGTCTCTTTGCCCTGCAGCAAAATATATATCCTTTGGAGAATGCTCTATATCAGGCGTTTTCTCAGGAAATAATTCGTTAAGCAGTTCAATTAAGTCATTAACTTTAGTCGGTAAGACTAAATCATTATCTTTTTCCATAGCTTACTCTTCTAAGACGGGTACTTTTGTTGTATCTACGAGCTCACATACGTTACCAACACACGCTAATTCTTGAGAACCTGTGGTATTGTCGTCACTTTCGTAGTTTTGTAAGTCTTTAAAATCAATATTTGTAGGCATTGCCTTATTTAATTTTAAATACTCTTCTCTATTAATGTCTTGATACGGAGCTTGTTTGTAATTGTGTTCGACAAGAGGTAGAAAACTAATCCCTGCAATCTCATCAAAGTTATCATAAACCCAAGAACCAACTTTTAACCACTCATTCTCACGTACACTTATTGTAACGGAAGGTTTATGTTCACACCAATGACGTTGATACATCAACCACATCTCTAACTGCTCAATGGCAGACATATCATTACGGGTTATTGATTTGTCAGGTGATTTAATTGGAAACGAAAACACCATTACATCATTAGGTTTTGTAACATCTGGTTCGTGTGGAATGCCTTCATCAATTAAAAACTGTGTAAGTGGGTCTTTAGCATCACCACGTACAGTCCTGATATAATAATCACTATGTCTTGAGTGAATGCCTGAAGCACTATCAACTAATTGACTGACAGTTCCTGACGGCTTTACACACGTGATTGCTGCTGATTGATTTATCTTTAATTTTTTTGCTAGATGTTTGTTGGTATCTACAGCAACAGCACGCATCTCTTCTAAGCGTTGTTTAGTTGGTTTGCTTGTAAGCTCATTATCCATAATACCTGTAAGTGAAACACCAAGTAGTCTTTCTGCTTCAGTATTATCTCTCCATATTTTACGAAGATATTTTAAATCTGTAAGTGTGGATTGAAACGTACCTAAGATTGTAGCAAGTCTGACTTTATCTTTAATATCTTTCATGCCATCTGTTGCTCGTATGACTACTTCAGTCAAGTTACAGAATTGATATGGCCGTAAGATAATTTCACAGCAAGGATTAGTTCCAAACTCAAAATCAGTTTTACGTCTTTCATTCTCTGCAGCTTTATTCTTGGCTGCTAGTCTATTAAAGATGCCACGCTCTCCTGACTTACTGTCATATAAAGATTTCCATTCAGACATAAATAGTCCTACGTCTGGTGTACGTGAATAACATCCTGAGTTATTGGCTAGTGCTCTTTGACCATTCTCAAGCCACCATTGACCTGACTTTGCTTTTCTCATTTGGTCATCTTGTATGCTGCTCAGAGATATAAGAGCTGAACGCCTTACTCCTCCAACAACTACAACTTCACCAACTTTACAAACTAAGTCGTGTGCTTCAATTGCATCAAGTCTTCTGCCTGCAGCTTTCTTAAACATATCAACTGCAAAATCAAATAGGTTTACGAGTGGCTGTGCTCCACTAGCTCTGCCTCCCATAGTTTTTAATCGTGCGCCTGCTGGTCTAATGCGAGTAACATCTATCTTAGGAACTTCACCACCATACAACATTGCAAGCAGTTCTTTGAACGCTCTAGCCCATCCGGCTTTACTATCCTGAACGACAATCACAGTAGAGCTTTCGTTAAACTCTTCTGCAATAACAGGTAGCTTTTCTATATTGTTTCTCTCAACTGAAAAACCAACTCCTGTTCCACACAAAAGAATATACATAACTTCATCAAAGCTACGTACATCATCAATTGGAATGTAACTGCAGTTGTATCCTGCGGTATTGTCTCTCTCCAAAGCTGCTCCTGCAGTCATTAGAGCTCGCATAGAAGGCATAATGCGCAAAGACAGCACCGCCCCTTCTAACTCGGAACGTAAGTCTTTAGGTAATTTGTAGTTATGGTTTTTCTGTAAATGGTTTTCCATAAAATCAAAGTATCTTGTAACTGTTTCGCCCCAAGTTTCTCTACGCCCAAGCTCATCAATGAACCGAGCGTAGCGAGAGGTGTGTATGTATTGTTGGTATGAGGTAGGCAAACTATTATTCATCTTTGTCACCAAAGCGAAAGCTAAGTTGCTTATCGTCCTCTGCTGTTTCTTTTTCTAAAAGCAAATCTATGTATTGTTTTGCTTTCTGTAAGTCTTGTATTTGACCGGCTCTATGTTTGTGTTTGTATCTCCATCTCATTAAATACTTAATGGCGTTGGCTTCCGCATACGGAACGTCATTCTGCATAATGAAAGTAATAGGTTCTATTTTGTATCTAAAATAGTGCGCTGGTTTCTTTACGCTATCCGCCATAGTTTTATACCTCCTGTATCTCTGTCGTAATCGTTATGTCTAAGAATTCTTGCGACCCTTGCTTGGGCTAGTGCTTCATCAGTTGAGTAACCAACTTTTGCGTATGCAGCTAAAGCACGTTGCCATAGGTCTAAGAGGGGAACGTTAATGTGGTCTCCTAAAATCTTTTGAGCAGTCTTCACGCCAACTTGAGGGCAGCCAGAATATCCATCTGTAGCGTCACCACATAGGGTCTGCATCATGTGCCAATAGTCAGCTTCTTGAGATGACACTTCGTCTATAGTTACGCCATCTTTAGAAATCTTCCCGGGTATTTGTAAGAGGTCTTTGTCTATTGAGACAATAATCTTTTCATCATTGGTAGGCTCGGTTGATAAAATACCAAGTACATCATCTGCCTCAAGGCCTTCCATTACAACTGCGCTATGCTTATCAAAACAATACTGCCTTAATGTTGGTAGCAGCATAGGTTTACGCTTTTGTTTTCTGTTGTCTTTGTAGCTGGGTAAGATGTCTTTACGGAAGTTTGACTTATCAGTTAGGGCAACAATGTATTTATCTGCTTTTAGATTTTCTTGTAGTTCCTGTATTTGATTATCGACTTCTGCTTTACAAATATTTTCATCGCAATGCAACGTCCATAACCCATCTCCCCAATGAGTAGGTATTTCATTTTTGGTAGCAATTTTGTAAATAAGAATATCACCATCTATTAATAGTGTTCTCATTCGTTTGTTTCTCCTTTGGTTAAGTTTGATTTGTGAAAGATTTCAGCAAGAGGTATCAAAACAACTTTTGACCTTTTGCCATCACCAACATTTTTCAATGTGTGATAATAATTTTTTGTTAATGTGCGGATTGTGTCGGTATCAAATATCAAACGACAATAATCTTTTTGACCATCAGCAAGTATGTGAACCCAATAGTCTGCTTCAGTTACTGATATACCTGACGGCTTACCATAACTCTCAACTTCTATTGCAATGTTGCCTGTCTTATACCACCAGTCCCGTTCGGTCTTGACCTCAACTTTAAACTTGTCGGTGTCAAAGATGGCAGCAACACGTTTCTCTCGGTCTTGACCATAAGCCAAGTCCAAGTCGAATTTAGAATTTTTCAATGTGTGTCAGCCCAACTCTCGCCAACTTTATATTCCCCTGTTAGTGGTATCCTTAATTTAAAGTGCATACCTGTATTTTGAATTGCATCTACTGCAAGCTGTCCTACTGTTTCAGCATCATCTGCATCACACTCAACTTGTATTTCATCGTGAACCCATACAACTTGTTGAACATCTGGTAATCGTTTTATGTTTTTATCAAACTCGACAAGCCATTGCTTACATACGATTGCACCACTTGATTGCAATAACGTATTGAGTGCTGAGTGTTGTGAACGTACCTTTACGTGTCGTCCATCAAGGCCAACTATGTAACCTCTAGTGGAAGCTCTTTGTACGTCTTTAATAAGTTTATTTAATGCAGGTAAATTATTTAAGAACCTTGTTTTGATTTTAGAAGCTTCTCCTACTTTCTTACCTGTCACCTGTGCTATCTTTTTGACACCACCTCCATAAAGGAAGCAGTAATAAAATCTTTTTGCTATGTCCCTACTCTCAAGGCCTGCAAGTTCTTGGGTGTTGGTGTGTATGTCGCCATTTAAGACAACATCGGTATAGTCTCCTGCATCATACTTAGCTAAATAGTGTGCAAGCATACGAACCTCTAAGCCTGATATATCAATACCGACCATCTTCTTGCCCGGAGTAGCTCTAAATAATTGACGGCACTCCTTGCCATAAGTTTTGTGAATGCTTGGAACTTGTCCTAAGTTTGGATGTGTATGGGAGGCACGACCTGTAACTGTAGAATTAGTATTGCAGTTGCCGTGTATGCGACCATTCCTTTCTTGCTTTAACCAAGCTTGAGCACCTACTGCTAATTGTGCAATACGTTTTTCAATTAAGAAATGTTCACTTAAAATTTTTGCTTCAGGATATTTCAGTTTCTCTAAAACTGTTTCATCAACTTTGGGTTTTCCGTCAGGTGTAAACTCTACAGGTTGCCAATCGTATTTATTTTTTAGTCTATCTGCTATGTGCATACGACTAGACGGATTGAACGTAACCTTTTTTAATTTCATATAAGGAACACCTTTGATGTATCCCCTGGATTTATTATTAACTTTTGGTATGAATTTTGTACGCTCTACAATTGGAGGAAAAATATTTTGTAATTCATCCTCGAGTTCTAATCTGCGTGCATTTAATGTAGCAAATAATTCTTCACCTGCAGCTCTATCAAAATAAAACCCGTGCTGTTCTTGTCTAAATATTATTTGTGCAACCTTATGTTCAAGGTCAAGAGCGTCAGGTTGTTTTGTTTGTGTAAGTATATTGTAAAGTGTAGCTGTAACTTCTACATCTTGAATACAATACTGTAGCATTTCCTGTGTAAACTCTTTCCAATCAGTAACTATCTGTCCTTTGTAGTTACCAATGCGGTGTCCCCATGCCTCAAGGCTGTGACGACCAATCATATTCTTAGGAAAGTCTGGCTTACGAAAGTCTCTATCTCTTATGTCAGGATAAAATAAACGAGCAGCAACTATTGTATCAAATATTTTTGCTTCTGTTCTAAAGCCATACAGCTTTTGTAATACAGGAATATCATATTTAATAATGTTGTGACCTATAATTAAATCTGCAGAGGCCAGCATCTCCATTGCTTTATTTAATTTTAAATTGATAACCTCATTTGTATCGAGGTTCTTGATTACAATGCAATGAACCTTGCTGACCTCCTCTAATAACCCATCAGATTCTAAATCGAAAACTAATCTCATACCTGTTGGGTCATCCATTTCATAAGTTTGGGGTTTCTCTTCATTACTTCTGTGTAACCATTAGCAAAGCTATCTACTGTTGGTTCTTCTTCTCTATCTTTAAGATTGAATATGTAATAAATCGCATGACCTACTTCATGCAGCAGAAGACTAAGAGCTCTATCGCCTCCCTCTTCAATAATGCTTCTATCCAAATATATCTTTTGCTCTCTTGATGCGTAGCTTCCTTGCTGGTCGCCAACCTCAAGAGCAATGTCTGGGTCTAAAAGCACTACCTGTAGGGTGTGATAAGACACATCTATAGTGTCTGGTAATTTTACTTTTGTCATAATCTCCTAATGTAATGTGTGTTGTTGTAGGACAATGCGCCAAGCGGCTTCATTGCCAGTTGTCATAAGGGCATAAACTGCCTCATCTATAATTTCGTATGCTTCGTCTGTAGCAACGTGAATAATAACTTCTTTATTGGGATATCGTTCTGCTTGCGCAATGGCATCCATTACTATTGTAGTCCATTCGGCTGCATCAAGTTTAGAAATCATCATGTTTTATTTCAGTAAGACATCCTGTTTCTAAATCAAAATGCAGATTGCAAGCGTGACCTGTCTCACCACTAAATCTATTTTTCAAAATAGTAACTGTCGTAGTGTTATCGTCCGCTTGTAAATCACGGTTCATTGAAATAATTAAATCAGATAGCTGACCAATTGATGCAGAACCTCTGAGAGCATTCATTGTAACGCTCTTGCCATCTTCCCATCCTTTGTCACCTTCACTTCTACGTAAATGAGATACCAATATTAAACCGATACCTGTCTCTTCAACTAAAGTCCGTAGAACTGATACGGTATAGTCAATGAGTTTACGTTCATCACTTGTATGTTCATCGCCAAGACTACTAAGAGCCATGTGCAAGTGGTCAAGAATAATGTAATCACAAGCGCACGCCTTAGCCATATATCTAATCTTTGCGATGAGATTGTCGGCAACAGTAGAACCGAAATGATTATACAAATAAAAGTTCCCATTTCCCACAGTTGCATCGTAGGTGTGTCGAAGCTCATCTTCTTCAATTCCTTCCCGTGTTAAATGTAATGGTTTATGTAAGCTCACTCCCATAATGCCGAGTGATGTTCGTTTGATACTTTCCTCTAGGGCTATGTATCCAACTTTAAAATCTTTTTGTAATAAATGCAGGGCAACGTGTCGGC